TTCTTCAGAGCCTCGGCCTCGCGGTCGAAGCTCGTCGGTAAGGATGGGTCCTTGCGCAGCAAATCAGCACATACGCGATCAGCGTAGTAAGCTTCAGCTGTGGAATAGTTGCTCGGATGAACGGCCATTACGGCTAGCTCATCCCAACACCGATACTTTATTCGGAGCCAGGCTCCAAGAGTAACGGGACTAGCGACGCCCTCACAGATTGTTTGGGCGATAGTGTCGACGAATCGTTGAGCACACATTGGGAAGAATATCCTTTCACCATGGATTGTACCGCGACATAGACGGAGGCTGCTGCGAGCGTGGCAAAACTAGTCAGGAAGACTAGCACCACGACTGTTAGCGGCGCATCTTGTCGTAGATTCACTGGAGCTTTCTGCAACATTTAAGTAGCAGAGAAGCCGGCCTTAAGACAGTCCTTAACGAGCGCAGAAGCCAGAAGGTTCATCCCCTGGCTAATCGCTTCGTTAAAGTCCGCCGAAGGCATGCCTAAAGGGCATACCTGACTACCGGTGAAAATGGCCTTTTCGGCCAGGTACGTCTTCCCGTCACTGCCAACCGTTGTGTACGGGTAATAAATTACCACGTCCACACGGCGCGCCGAACCAGACCCATTGGGTCTGGAGGTCATCTGAAGTGAAGGCTGGTAGGCCGGGGCACTGCCCACGGTCGCAGACCGCCAGATCGCAGGAGATTTATCTCCTGCGGAGGCGGCTACGCCAGTCCAGATGATGTCGGTGGTAGTGTCGTTCTTTTTGACGGTGATGTTTGCGAGACTCGGCATACGAGTATTTCTTTCTACCCCTTACGGGGCCACATTTGAAGGAGCAATGCAATCGAGGTAGCCGCCCTCCAGGGCTTAAGCTGCCACGGCGCACGCACGGTGAGTATGGGACCAGGAATGGATCCTACACTCCTTTGCACCTCAAGCCTGTCTGCGACCCAGCTGGCGTTTCCGCCATTCCAGGTAACAGTATCGACCGAAGATGCCGATGGCTTCCATGTCCAATTCGGATGGATGATGTCAAAACCGGCAAGGTCTGTAAAACCATTGAGGAACTGACTAACATTTACGAAATAGTCGAACACGAAAGAAAAGTGGGTTAATTCCCACAACACCGACGCTGGGTTTAACAGCCCCAGCTGATTGGCAAGCGCGAGATTAGGATTTGTGATCCCAATGAATGCAGTAATGCGATGTTTCGATGAATAACTCATAGAGTGTGTATAGACAGGAGTTCCCGGTAAGGGACCCCCAGTTTTCCACGACACCTGGTTATTATACGATGCAGCTGCTTTCACTTTGAATTGCGGTAACCCGCCCGTCAAAGTCTTCATGGCATTGTCAATATCACCGATTAGGGGCGCCCAACCGAATCTATATTCGAGAAGGGTGTCGGCAAACTGCTTTTTGCGTGGCTTAAAATCCTTGCGAATTCCAAGTAGCTTTGCAGCTTCACCAAACCGGAGTCCCTTGATCGCTTTAAGCGTCAAGTAAAGTTGACGACTGCGATTTGCAATCATCTCGAGAGATTTTGACATCTCTCCAACAGCAGCTCCAAGTTCTGCTTGCGCAGGCTTGATAGCTTCTACAAACTTCGCATGCGTCCTATTCCAGGACTGAAGCGAAGCCGGACCAAGATACGCAGACCAGGTCGTCGAGGCACAAGATGTGCATTGATCGAAGACAACTGAGGCGTCAGGATTCGTAGCCGTCAGGCTCGTAATCCTCTTGTAATCCGATGTGAAAGGCAGAGGAAGGTTGTAAGGCTTCTTCTGTCGCTGCCAGCTTTGGCCGTGATGAAACCATGTGGTTCTCACTCCATTGCTGTTGGGTGGGCCCAACGTCTCCACGAGGGAGGCAAAGGGTCCAGTTACAGGTGCCACCATAAGGTGTCCTCCATAGGCAGGTTGACTAAACCTGCTCCATACTAAGCAAGACTTTCCATCACATCCCCAGGTCGGGGAAGTGAGTCATGCTAGGGCTGTAACAGGCCCGCGTACGCTGTCCTTCCACTAAGCATGCTTCACAGCGTGCCGTTTTGGTTGGTGCGTACGAGAGAAGCCCCCCAGGAGCCCATGTGAGAAACTAATCACCAGCGTTTGCGCGCCAGATCCTGAACCCGCAAAGGTTCACCCGGTTTGACGAATAGACGTCTAAACGGACAGATAGGTTTCAAC